GCGCGAAATAAATTTATTAGGAGTTTAGCTCTAGACCAGAAGGGTAATACCTTAATCTTATTTCAATTTGTGGAAAAACATGGTGAACCATTATTTAGATTGATTGATGAATCAGCTAAAGGTGTATGGGAAATGGGTAAAAGAAAAGTATTCTATGTGAGTGGTAAAACCTCAGCTGATGCAAGAGAAGAAATAAGAGCTATAACAGAAACAGAGAAGGATGCTATATTAGTATGTTCTTATGGTACATTCTCTACTGGTATCAATATAGTTAATCTAAATAATATAATTTTTGCCTCGCCCAGTAAAAGTCAGATAAGAGTATTACAATCTATTGGTAGAGGATTAAGAAAGACAGATAAGGATACTAAGTTGTATGACATAGCTGATGACTTACATTGGAAATCTAAAAAGAATTATACCTTAAATCATTCAGCTGAAAGGGTACAAATATATGCTAAAGAGAAATTTAAATTTAAGATACATGAAGTCAAGTTATTATAAATAGATATATGGAAAATAAACTACCACGGAAATTAGACGACGTACCAGTTAAACTTTTTAAATTGATTTCAGGTGAATCAATAATTGCCTATGTGCATGATATAGAAGAATCTAGTGGTGCCTTAATTGGAATAGAAGAACCAATGAAAGTAATTGTTGAAGGTAACAATCATTTTGTTATGACTCCTTGGTTACCATTTTCATCTCAAAAATTACATGTCCTTGAGGATTTTAATGTAATGATACAATCAGAAGTTAACTTAGATGTTAAAGCACATTATATGAAGATAATTCTAGATGAAGTTAGTGGAAATCCTTTAATGGATGATGAAACAAAAGAACAATTAAGAAGAATGAAAGGTGATAATACACTTCACTAAGCTCTCTAATCTAGCCTCCCCGGCAATCTATTCTATTATAACATATAAATAAGCTATTGTAAACAGTTTTAGTAAAATAAATATGGAAATACTCCCAGCAAATATAGATTTTAGTGACAATGCGTCAAAGCGTGTTGCTGCCATGAAGTCAGGAGATGAAAAACTCCGTGTTTATATTAATGGTGGTGGCTGTTCAGGCTTTTCTTATGGCTTTAAATTAGATGAGAAGAGAATAGAAGGTGATGCTAGTATTATTAAGAATGATGTTGAATTACTTATTGACCCTATGAGCTATCAATATTTAGAAGGAATAACAATAGATTTTATACAAGATTTGCAAGGACAAAGGTTTCAAATAAGTAACCCAAATGCTAAAACAACATGTGGATGTGGTAGTTCTTTTTCCATCTAACTGTTTACTTTAAGGCCTTTTTGTGATATAATGTATATAACATGGAGAAAGAAATGACTGAAAAAATCAAACCTAGAGACAAACCCCATTACGTTAACAATAGACAGTTTAGTTATGCTGTAGTTGACTATGTGACTGAAGCCCAAGAGGCTAAGGAAAAAGGAGAAAAAAATCCTATAGTAACAGATTATATTGCCACTTGCTTTATGAAAATATGTGAGGGCCTTTCCCATAAACCAAACTTTGTTCGGTATACTTACCGTGATGAAATGGTTATGGATGGAGTAGAGAATTGTCTTAAAGCTATATACAATTATAGAATAGACACGGCCACCCGTACGGGAAAGCCAAATGCATTCTCTTACTTTACTCAAATAGCTTACTTTGCTTTTATACGCAGAATAGTTAAAGAGAAAAAACAAACAGATATCAAATTCAAATTTATGGCCCAAGCAAATATAGAAGACTTTGTTTCTAGTGTAGATATCCATAGTCCTATTGACCAATCATTCCTTGATACAATTAGAGAGAAAATATCTAAGATTCAAGAGACTGATTCAGCAATTAAAGATTTTGCTAAGGAAGAAAAAGCCAAGAAGAAAAAAGGTTTAGAAAAGGTAATGGAATGACACATAAAGATTTATTAATTATTGGCTATGGTGTAGTAGGCCAAGCTGTAGAACTAGGGTTAAATCAAGACGAAGATAATTATATACAGATTTTAGACCCTGGAAAAGATTTAATTTTATTAGATGATGGCATTAATGATTATACAGATTATAATTATTATGATGGTATTATATTATGTCTACCCACTCCTCAAGGACCAAGAGGTGAATGTGATGATATGATGGTTGAACAATATGTGCAAGGGATACGTAAGGTTGCACCATTTGTACCTATCCTTATTAAGAGTACTGTGTCATTAGAGTTAATTCAATTATTAAATGATGATGTAGCATTAACTCATAACCCAGAGTTTTTAACTGAGGCTGACTCAGTAGAGGAATTTCAAAATCAAAAGTTTGCTATATTTGGTGGTAATAATGCTAGATACTGGTATGACATATTTATAAATGCAGGTATTAAAATAGATAAGGTACGTTTTACTTCTTTAAGAAATGCTTGCTTTGCTAAATATACTATTAATTGTTTCCTTGCAACTAAGGTTGTATTCTTTAATGAATTAAGAAATTTATATGGAGATGTAGATTTTGATTCACTTACTGAGTTAGTAGCAATGGATGAGAGAATTGGTTCAAGTCATATGATGGTTCCAGGTCCTGATTTAAAACAAGGATTTGGTGGTATGTGTTTTCCAAAAGATACATTAGCTTTTGCTACTTCTGCTTCTAGAGCTGGTTCCCCATTAAAATTATTAGAAGAAGCTATATTGATTAATAACCAGATACGTAAATGAATATAATAATGACTGGCCATCATGGCTATATAGGTTCTCACTTAGCACCATACTTGGAAGAAAAGGGACATATAGTATATGGATATAATGGTGATGTAAGAAAATTTAATAGTAGATACCATCGGTATGGATTTGATATGGTTATTCATCTTGCTGCTTTAGTAGGTGTAAGGAAATCTCTTGACGAACAAGAAGAATATTGGGATGTAAATGTCAATGGAACAAAAGCTGTATTTGATTGGTGTAAAGAACATAATGCAAAATGTTTATATGCTTCCTCTTCAAATGCTATAGAATGGTGGACTAATCCTTATGCTATGACCAAGAAGGTTAATGAACATGATGGAAAAGATTTTGTTGGATTTAGACCTCATACAGTTTTTCCAGGCAGAGAGGATATGTTATATGATAGAATGAAAAATAATCCTAAGTCAGTTAAATATATTAATAGCCAACATTGCAGAGATTGGACTCATATAGAAGATTTATGTAGCGGGCTGTTTACTTTGATTGAAAACTATGATATAATAGTAGGTAAAGTAATTGATATTGGAACTGGAGAATCTATCAGTTTAAAAGAAGTGGCAGCTAAAATGATGCCAATGTATGCACCTCAAATTAATTTTGCTAATCCACCACATGAGCGTGTAACTACATGTGCTGATACAACTATATTAAAAGAATTGGGATGGACCCCTAAGCAGCCTAGAGTAGTTTTAAAATGAAAGCAGATAGAGAAACTATATGGCATTTTGTATGTCTATACTGTTCAGCTTATTGGAGCATAGCTACTATGGAACATGAATGGACTCCAACCAAATTATACTGTCCTCACTGCGGAAAATTAAATGAAAATAGCACTACTCAATGACACACATTGTGGTGTTAGAAATTCATCACAAATATTTATAGACTTCCAAGAGAGATTCTATAAGGAAATATTCTTTCCATACTGTGAAGAAAATAGTATTGAACATATAATACATCTTGGAGATTATTATGACCATAGAAAATTTGTAAACTTTAAAGCTCTTAATGCTAATCGTATGCATTTCCTAGAGCCAATGAAAAAAGCTGGTATGACAATGGATATAATTCCAGGGAATCATGATGTGTTCCATAAGAATACAAATGAGCTTTGTTCTTTAAAAGAACTCTTAGGATATTATACCTCCAACATTAATATTATAATGAAACCTTCCACACTAAATTATGATGGATTGGATATTCATTTAATGCCGTGGATTAATCCAGAGAATAGTGAGCACTCATTTGAATTCATAAGAAAAAATAATGGTATGCTTATGGCCCATTTAGAGTTACAAGGATTTGAAATGATGAGGGGTATTAAGCAGCCAATAGGAAATGGTATGGGAGTAGAACCATTCAAACATTATGACACAGTATTGTCTGGACATTATCACGCCTCAAGTCAACAAGCTAATATAAGATATCTTGGATGTCAAATGGAATTCACATGGGCTGATGCTCATGATGAAAAATATTTCCATATATTAGATACAGATACAAAAGAAATTGAAGCAATACCGAATCCTTTAAGGATATTTGAGAAAATATATTATGATGATACAACTCAAGATTACAATAATTTTGATATAAATATATGTACAGACAAATTTGTTAAGGTCATAGTGGGTAATAAGTCGAACCCATTTATGTTTGACAAATTTATTGAGCGAATATCAGAGCTAAATACACATGATTTAAAAATAGCTGAAAATTTCTCTGAATTCTTAGGTGAGAATGTGCTTACCAATATAGAAGATATAGAAAATACGACTGACTTAATGGCAAGCTATATAGATGGTGTGAACACAGATTTAGATAAAGGGAAATTAAAAACCCTTATGAACAGTCTATATAACGATGCCTTAGATATGGAGATACAATAATGGTACAAAAAACAAAACATAGACTAGCATGGCTAGCTTTATTTTTAACAGTAATAGTTATATTATTAGCACAAGGTTGTTCAATGTTAGAAGAACAAATGGCTACAATGAAATCTTCACTAGGCTTTGCTGGTGATAAAGATGTTATAGTATGTGAGGGAACTGAATGCGTAGAAACACCGGTCGCAACCGAAGAAGTAAGA